TAGCTCTCCTGACCCTAACTCATTAGTTGGTCTTCAGAAGTTAGCTGCTTTAAATTCTAATGTAGCAACAAGACATATATTAAATGGTAGTCTATTTATAGCTAAGAGTTTAGCTGAAGCTATGACTTATAGAGTTGCAGATATATTACAATACTCTGACTTTAAAGATGAGTTTATAAACCAAATAGGTAAATACAATGTAGCTATCTTAAATGAGATTAGTGAATTGTATATTTATGACTTTGGTATATTCCTTGAGTTGGCTCCTGATGAAGAACAAAAACAACAATTAGAAGCTAATATTCAAATGGCATTAAGCAAAGGAGATATTAACCTTGAAGATGCAATTGATATAAGGGAAATAAAAAATATCAAACTTGCTAATCAACTTTTAAAACTCAAAAGAAAAGCCAAACAAGAAAGAGAAGAGAAGATGAAAATGCAACAACAAGCTATGGCTGCTCAACAACAATTAAAGTCTCAAGAGATGGCAGCACAAATGGCACAACAAAAACTTCAAATGGAGACTCAAGCTAAATTGCAGTACAGACAAGCTGATATTGCTTTTGAAATTGAGAAAATGAATAATGAAGCTATGTTAAAATCTCAATTAATGGATAAAGAGTTTCAATTAAATGTTGAGTTGGCTAAATTAAATAATCAAGGTTTATCAGATAGAGAAATGCAAAGAGAAGATGCTAAAGCTAAAAGAATAAGTCAAGCAAATACTCAGCAATCAAAAATGATTAACCAAAGAAAAAACAATTTACCACCAATGAACTTTGAATCTAATGAAGATAGTTTAGATGGGTTTGATTTAGCAGAATTTAACCCTCGTTAATACTGTCTAAAACATTAATAAATTTTGTGTAACTTTGTAATATAAATAAAATCAAATGGAAATTAAAGTAAGAGAAGTAACAAATGTTGAGGAAAAATCAACACAACAAGTCGAACAAGAATTGCTTGAAAAGCACGAGAATAAGTTCGAGGATGCAAAACCTGAAACAACTGAGACTCCAAAGGTTGAAGTAGAAGTTCAGACAGAAACAAAAGTTGAAACTCCTAAAGAGGAAGTTACTCTTGAGAAAAAAGAATTAAACGAAGAAGAAGTTCTTCGATATATTGGAGATAGATACGGAAGAGAAATAAAATCTTTCGATGAATTAAATCAACAGAGAGAGGAAGAACCTTTACCTGAAGATGTTTCAAAGTATCTACAATATAAAAAAGAAACAGGTAGAGGATTCAGTGACTTTGCAAAACTGCAAAAGAATTATGATGAAATGGAACCTGATACATTGCTAAGAGAATATTTATCTGCAACTGAAAAAGGTTTAGATGCAGATGATATTGAAGACTTAATGGAAGATTATCAATATGATGAAGATATAGATGATGATAAAGCCATTAAGAAAATAAAGTTAGCAAAGAAAAAGACTATTGCGAAAGCCAAAGATTACTTTGAGCAACAACAAGAACAATACCGAGTACCTCTTGAGTCGAGCAGGGAATCGAGTTCGGAATATAGCGAAGAAGAAATTGAAGGTTATCGTAAATATATAGCCGAAGCAAAGACATCACAGGAAGGTCTCAAACGTAAGAATGAGGTATTCCACAAGAAAACTGACGATGTGTTTAGTGAGTTCAAAGGTTTTGAGTTTACGTTAGATGACAACAAAGTTTATTTTTCACCCGGTGATTCTGCTGAATTGAAGAAGTCTCAACTTAATCCACAGAACTTCGTTAATAAGTTCTTAGATGATGATGGGGTTATGGTAGATGCAGCAGGTTATCACAAGTCATTAGCAATGGCGATGCATCCTGAAAAGTTTGCTAAGTTTTTTTATGAGCAAGGGAAGTCTGCTGCTGCAGATGAAACTATGCGTGAGTTGAAAAATATAAAGATGGATACTCGCACTGCTCCTGAAGTAACTAAAACAGATGGTGGGATGCAAATTAGAGCTTTAGATTCCGACTCAGGTCGTGGTTTAAAGATTAGAAAAAGAAAATAAATAATTAATAACAAAACTTAAAAATTAGAAAAAATGGCTGGACAAGTTAATACTACACCCGGTTTTGATTTACAACCAAGTGCTCAGAGAGTGCCGTTGAAAACAAACTACATTACTAATTTCGACTTTATGAATCAGTATCTACCTGATACTTATGAAAAAGAGTTTGAAAGATATGGTAATAGAACAATCTCTTCATTCTTAAGAATGGTGGGAGCTGAAATGCCTTCTAACTCTGACTTAATCAAATGGGCAGAGCAAGGAAGATTACATACTAAATATAAGAAATGTACAACTGCTGCATTAATTAATGCTGATGAAGCAGAATTTACTGTAGGAGATGACCCTAACGCAGGTATTTCTACTGCAAGTGCTTTTGGTGCTAACAGTGGTATTGCAATTAGAGTTGGACAAACAGTTCACGTTTCTGACAACGCAGGTGGTGGTGCTGAAAAAGGTATCGTTATCGAAGTTGATTATGCTAACAGTAAATTTAAAGTTGCTTTCTATGCTGCTTCAGGTTTACCGGTTGCAGGTGCAGGTAAAGAATTTACAGTATTCATTTATGGTTCTGAATTTAAAAAAGGAACTGAAGGAATGGCTAATTCTTTAGAAGCTGATGATTTCATTTACGAGAACTCTCCAATTATCATCAAAGATAAGTACCAAGTATCAGGTTCTGATATGGCACAAATCGGATGGATTGAAGTAACTACTGAGAATGGAGCTTCAGGATACCTTTGGTATTTAAAATCTGAGCACGAAACAAGGTTAAGATTTGATGACTACCTTGAGACTTCAATGATTGAAGCAGTTCCTGCTGAAGCAAATGGTGGTGTGAAAACACAAACTACTGCTGACAATGTTGGAGACAAAGGTTCTGAAGGAATCTTCTACGTTGTAGGACAGAGAGGAAACGTATGGGGTGGTGGTAATCCAACTACTTTAGCTGAGTGGGATTCTATCATTTCAAGACTTGATAAGCAAGGTGCGATTGAAGAGAACGTAGTATTCGTTAATAGAGATTTCGGTTTCGATATTGATGATATGCTTTCTAAGCAATCTTCTAATGCTGCAGGTGGTGTTTCTTATGGTCTATTTGACAATGAGAAAGAAATGGCACTTAACTTAGGATTCACAGGATTTAGAAGAGGTTATGACTTCTACAAATCTGATTGGAAATACTTAAACGACCCAACTATGAGAGGTGGTTTAGGTTCAGGAGAAATCAACGGACTATTAGTTCCTGCAGGTTCAACTTCTGTATATGACCAAATCTTAGGTAAGAACGCTAAGAGACCATTCTTGCACGTTAGATATAGAGCTTCTGAAACAGAAGACAGACGTTACAAGTCTTGGATTACAGGTTCTGCAGGTGGTGCTGAAACTTCAAGCTTAGATGCAATGGAGGTTCACTTCTTATCTGAAAGAGCAGTATGTACTTTAGGTGCAAACAACTTCTTCTTATTCCAAACGGCATAAGAGTATAAATAATGGGGGAGTGTCTTTGAAGACACTCTCCTTTTTTTAAATCAAATTAAATTATATAAAATGGCAAAAAAGCAAAACAAAGCGTTTGTAGATAAGAACTACAAACTAAAGAAGGCAGTAGCACCTTTATCTTATATGCTACCAACAAAACATTCTTCAAGATTTCCTTTATTACACTTTGATGATAGCGAAGGTATAAACAGAGAACTTAGATATGCAAGAAACCAAAAGTCTCCATTTGTGGATGAGCAAGATGGGAATGCAATTTTGGAACCTGTTATATTTGAGGAAGGATTTCTTCACGTTAATAAAACCAATCAAGTATTACAACAATTTTTACATTATCATCCTTTAAATGGTAAAACATTTGTAGAGGTAGATAAAGCAAAAGATGCTTCTGAAGAAATAGAAGACTTAATGATTGAAGCTGATGCATTAGTGGAAGCTAAAAAATTATCTATTGAGCAATTAGAAAACATCTGTAGAGTTTTATTTGGTTCAAATGTAGCTACAATGTCTACTGCTGAATTAAAAAGAGATGTATTAGTATTTGCTAAAACAAACCCTGAAGACTTTTTAGATGTAGTTAATGACCCTGAATTAAAAATTATGGGTACAGTTGAGAGATTCTTTTCTGAAGGAATCTTAGCTTACAGAAAAAGTGGAAAGGAAGTTTGGTTTAATACTGCTACCAATAAAACTAAAATGCTGAATGTTCCTTTTGGACAGGATGCTAATGATTTGGTTGTGTCTTACCTCAAGAGTGATGATGGTGTAGAGGTACTTAAGCACTTAGAATCTTTATTATAATAATTGTATCTTTGTAGGGTTAGTCGCTAATTAATTAATTAGTGTTTTTTATTAACCAATTAAAAATATAAAAATGGTAAAATTATTAAAACTTCCTATTACCACTGCAGTAGATAGTGGAACAACAACTGCTACAAGCACAGGTCAAATAGTTGACTCAGGACAAAACTTTGAAACTACAGTTAGAATTGGAGACAAAGTTAAAATGACAGTTTCAGGAGAAACTGCTTTAGTAACTAAAGTTATAGATGATGACACTTTAGATATCAGTGCTGATATCGCAGTTTCAGGAGAAGCTTTTACTATCTCAAGAATAGACCACTTATTTGCTCCTGTAGGAGAAGGTATTCTTTGTGATATTAAGTCAGCTACTTTAGTTGAATTATTTAACGCAGGTCACTATAGTCATCATATTAAGATTACTGCAACAGGTGCTAATAGCTTATTAGCTGATGCAGTTAATGCAGCTCAAGTAAGAGCAGCAGAAACAATATGGACTGATGTTGTGGTAGATGTTGTTGTACCGGAAGGAACAGTCTTAACGGAATATACAACTGCAACATAATTAGAGTATAATCCCAATCAAAACGAGAGACCTCTTCAAAAACTGAAGGGGTCTTTTTTTTTCATTATCTTTGTATTAAAAGAAGACAGATGATAAATTCAGTTAGACAAACAGTGATGTCTGTTTTGAATAAAAATAATTATGGATATATCTCTCCATCTGATTTTAACTTGTATGCGAAACAAGCTCAGTTAGATTTATTTGAAGATTATTTTTATCAGTACAACTATCAGCTTAATAAAGAAAATAAAAGAATGTCAGGAACAGGATATGCTGACATTACTAAAGGGTTAGAGGAAGTAATTGATTCATTCTCTTCTTATAATCCTCTGCAACAATATGACCCTGCAAACAAAGGAATATATGCAAGTGAGTATATTGCACCTTCATTAGTTACTACAGGAGATGAATATTATCTTTTAAATAAACTATTAGTTTATTCTACCCTTAGAAAAAATGGAACAACTAACAGTATTTTAAGTAGTGGATTATGGCTTGTTGATACTACACAAGACTTTAACGCATTGGGTGTACAAGTAGGAGACCACGTTGTTACTATAGTTAATAACGTAGAGACTGCAGCTATTGTTTTAAGTGTTAGTACAAATGGACAAGCAGTTCAAACTACTGAACCAATATTTATTGTAGCAGGTCAAGAGTATTCAATATTTGATGGAAGTAAAGTTAAAGAAGCAGAACAGGTTAATAACAGTAAGATTACAATGTTAAATAATTCTATATTAACCAAACCAACTTTACAGTATCCTGCGTATACAGAAAGGTCAGGAAGTGTATCAGGTAGTTTAAGTGGGTTTGATATTCTAAGTATGTATCCGAACAATCAAATAAATACATTAGGACAAGTAATGTGTCAGTATATAAGATTTCCATTTGCACCTAAATGGACTTATCTTTCATTAACCAATGGAGAACCATCATTTGACCCAACTCAACCTGATTATCAAGACTTTGAATTACCGAATGATGATGAGGTAAATTTAGTAAACAAAATATTGCAATACGCAGGAATGTCAATAAGAGAAATAGCAGCTACTCAATTTGGTCAAGCTGAAGAACAAGAAAGCGTAGCAGAAGAAAAATAGATTATGGCTTATATAACTCAATATCAATATTACGAAAATGGAGGTTTAGCTCCTGAGAATAAAAATTGGGGTTCGTACCAATATGTTTCACTTGAAGATATCGTTAACAACTTTATGTTAATGTACTATGGAAACCACAACTTGATTAACAATGTTGAAAGGTTTAAAGTTTTATTCCACGCAAAGAGAGCTATACAGGAACTTAATTACGATGCATTTAAAGAAATCAAAATATTAGAGCTATCTGTTTGTGATAGTTTAAGGTATGTTTTACCATCTGATTATGTGAATTGGGTAAGAATATCTTTATATAAAGATGGATTACTTATGCCACTTACAGAAAATATTCAAACGAATTGGGCATCAGCATATCTACAAGATAATGATTGTAGAATACTTTTTGATTTAGATGGTAATGCACTAAGTCCACAAGATTCTACTATAGATTATGACAGGATAACAGGTAGTAAGAAAAGTATATACTTAAACTCTAACTCTCCTTACAATAATACATATGGATATTGTTGTGATGGGGATTGGTACTTTGATTACGAAATAGGTGCAAGATATGGTCTTAACACGGAGACTGCTAATAGTAACCCTACATTTAAAATAAACCCTAAAGGTGGTGTGATAAATTTCAGTTCAGGTATGTCAGGAGAGTTATGTATTCTTGAGTATGTATCTGATGGAATGGAGAATGGAGATAATAGTTTGATAACTGTAAATAAATTATTTGAGGAATTTATTTATGCTTACATTGAATTTGCTATCTTAAATTCTAAAGTTGGTGTACAAGAATATATTGTTAATAGAACAAGAAAAAGAAAGTCAGCTTTATTAAGAAATGCAAAGATTAGAATTTCAAACATCCATCCGGGTAGATTACTACAGAATCTAAGGGGTAGGGATAAATGGATAAAATAAAATGGCAAATTTTACAAGAAACTTTACATTAGGTAAAATGAACAAAATGGTTGATGAACGACTCGTTCCAAATGGGGAGTACATTGATGCATTAAATGTTCGTATGGGTTCAACAGAAGCTGCTGAGATAGGAGTTATTGAAAACTCAAAAGGTAATGAACAACTTACTAATATCTTATACGAGAACACACCTTTATCATCTGATGCAAGATGTATAGGAGCTTTTGAAGATGGAGTAAATGAAACTATATATTGGTTTATACACGACAAAAACTTTCCTAACACTCCAACTAAAAAATTAGATTTGATAGTATCATTTGATACTAAAACAGGGATAGTTGTTTACCACGTTATAAGTATTAATGATGGTACTAATGTAAATACTACTTTAAATTTTGATGAGAAGTATTTAATTACAGGAGTTAACAGAGTAGAGGATTTATTATTCTTTACTGATAACTTAAATGCTCCACGAAGAATTAATGTAAAAAAGAATTACGCAGACCCTGTTAATAATGTAGATGGTTTTTTAGAAGAAGATATTTTAGTTATTAAAAGACCACCGGTTTCTTCTCCAACAATAAACTTAGTTCAAACAGGTGGACAAGAAAACTTTTTAGAAGAAAGATTTATATGTTTTGCATATAGATATAAGTATGAAGATGATGAGTATTCAGCTACATCACAATTTTCTAACCCTGCTTTTATACCAAATGCATTTGCCTTTACTCAAGCAAGTTACTTGAATGAGGGTATGACTAACTTTTATAATACTGCAGAGATTACTTTCAACACAGGTGGTCCATTAGTAAAAGGAATTGATTTATTATTCAAAGATGCTAATAGTCCTGTTGTTAAAATAATAGAAAAATTAACCAAAGCTGACAATGGTTATACTGACTATCAAGATGTAACTTATCAGTTTAAAAACAGTAAGATATTTACTATTCTTCCTGAAGCTGACATCTTAAGATTATATGATAATGTTCCTCGATACGCACAAGCTCAAACCATTATGGGTAATAGACTTATGTATGGTAACTATGTGGAAGGTTATGATATGCTTGATAAAGACAATAACCCTGTTAGGTTAGACTTTACTGTAGCACAAGAAAACACAGGGTTTGAACCTGATGAAGCCGATGGAGATAAGTCTTCTTTTTCATATACCATAGATGGAACTGTAAGCGTACCATCATCAAAAGCTACTTTTGATATGACAGGTCTTGATTTAGTTGAAGGAGCTTTGATAGGATTTTCATTTACATTTCTACACGATAGTTGGTCAGGTACTACTCCTATACCAACCTCAAGCACTATAAACGAACCACCTTTAAATTTATCATTTGCATTTCTATTAGTTAAGGATTATGCATCCGTATATGAGTGGGTTACATCTCCTGAGTTTATATCTTTAATAGGTACAGATTTACCGAGTGGTACAATTCAACCTATGGCTACTGCAGACAATGGAACAACAATGACTGATGTGTATAATCAACAGTTCATAGGTAGTCTTACTCTTGATGGTATTCTTTGTACAAAATTTGATAGTGGTATATCAGGAGGTGGTCAGGCAATAATTGCAAATGCAAGTCCTGCAAATAGTAATATTGAATTTGTGTTTCCTGCAGTTCAGTATAAAGATACTGCCGGTAGTTCAGGTAGATTAAACACAGAATACTTTACCACATCTCAAGCTGAATTATTATATAGTAAGTCAGGTAATGGTTCAAGCTTACATAGTAATAGAGGTTATGAAGTTGGTATGATTTATATGGATGACTTTAGTAGAGCAACTACTGCTTTAGTAAGTCAGTACAATACAGAACATATAGATTGCTCTGCATCTGCCACAAGAAATCAATTAAAGGTAACTATACCTCCAACTCAGATTGCACCTAAATGGGCAACAAGATATAAGTTTGCAATAAAACCTGACAAAGAAACTTACGATACTATTTTTAGTAACATCTTTTTTACTGACCCTGATACTAATGATACATACTTTTTATTAGAAGGAGAGAACTCTGCAAAGATTACAGATGGTCAAAGATTAATAGTTAAAGCAGATACATCAGGACCAACTACCAATTGTGTTTTTTCAACAGTATTAGAAAAACAAGCTTATAATTCCGATGCTTTTCAACCTGTAGATAGTTCAGGTAATGACCTTAAATTTTTAGCAGGTACCTATATGAAGTTAAAAGCTAATAACTTCTCTGTTGAAAGTTCAGCTAATGCAGTGGTAGATACAGGAACTGCAGAACAGACTGCTAAAAAAAGAGACACTTACCCTGAAATTGGATTAAAAGTTTTTTACACAGGAGATGGTTCTACTGCTGACCCTTATACTCCAATTACTATTCCCGGTGGTTCAAGAATTGAGTTTGATTTTGAAATGAACAGAACAGGAACAAAAGATGGAGATGGAAGATGTGAATTAAGAAATTATAAATTACAAAAAACAGTTACTGCATCTCAAGACTACGATAGTTTTTATGAATTTTTTGTCGGAGATAATATGCAGAATGTTATCACTCAAGGAACTCAAACTGTTGGAGCAGGTGGTGGAACTATAGAAAATGAATTTAAGACTGCTATATATGGTAGTACAAGTTCAAGTGGTGCACCGGGAAATGGAAGTTTAGGTGTTAACTATTGGCAGTTTGCAACTCCAAGAGTTGTGGCTGATGGAAGTACCTTACCACTATATTTATACGTTTCAGGAACAAGAGCTTGTGAACAAGCTAAACATAGTAAAAAAAGAAGGTCATCTATAAAAGGTAGAATAATTGTGTATAGAGCAGAATCTACTTTAATATTTGAAAGCGAACCTCTTGATGCATCTCCTGATGTATGGTATGAAAGTGAAGATTCATTTGGTATAGTAAGAGGAGATGGCTTCTGTGAATACACTATAAGTGTGGCAGCATCAGAACCAAACCCAATAGTTATAGACTATCAAGATACAAGTGACTTACCTCAACAAGCGACTTGTGCTCCCGGAAAAACTATAACCTTTGTAGCTGAATGTAATTCGGCAGCTATCAACTCAAGTACACCACCACAATCTGCAGCGAATGTTACAGGATTGAATAGTGCAATAACTGTAGATGATGGTACTCATTTAGGAGATGTACAGAATCAAGTATTATCAGGTAATGCTACGCAACCTGCAATATCTAATTCAGGATTCTATAACTGTTATGCATTTGGAAATGGATGTGAAAGTTATAAAATTAGAGATAGTGTTTTAGGAAAAGATTTTAAACTTGGAAATAGAGTTACATCAACTGCAGCATTAGATTATAAAGAAGTAAGAAGATTTGCAGACATTACTTATAGTGGTATATATAACGATGAGTCTAATGTAAATAGACTTAACGAGTTTAATGGTGGTCTATTAAACTTTAAACCATTAGAAGAATCTTTTGGTCCAATACAAAAATTATTTGCAAGAGAAACAGATGTACTTACACTACAAGAAGACAAGGTATCTTATGTTCTTTCAGGTAAGAACTTATTATCTGATGCAGGTACAGGTAGTCTACTACAATCTGTTCCTGAAGTTTTAGGAACTCAGATTGCAAGAATAGAAGAATTTGGAATCAGTTTTAATCCTGAAAGTTTTGCTCAATGGGGTGCTGATAAATACTTTACTGATGCTAAAAGAGGTTCGGTACTTAGATTAGTGGGAACTTCTTATAGTAATGAACAATTAGAAGTTGTATCATCATATGGTATGAGAACTTGGTTTAGAGATTTATTCTTAACAAGTTTTGAAACACAGAAGCTTGGAGGTTTTGACCCTTATATGAATGAGTATGTACTTTCAGCTAACCAACAAAAACTACCAATACCAAAAGATTGTGTAGCTTGTGGAGTCCAACAGGAGATAACAATTACTACAGAGAATCCATTTGATAACTGCTTTGAGTTTGGGCAAGAGGTAGGACAAGTTGTTATTTCTTGGGAAGTTAATGGACCAATTAGAGGTTCTTTTGATGTACTTGCAACATATGATGGTGTTACTGTTTCAAATAGTAACAATTCCTCAAGTGGTCAATTGATTTTTGATAAAAATAAAATAAGTGTAACTGAAGCTAATATTCAAATTATACCTGACCAATCCAATACAGAGGTTACTATAACGCTTACTGTTCCGTGTCCGGAAGCTAAGAGCATTACTATAATAGAAGTATGTGCTACGACACCTAATGAAGCAGGTTTATTAGTACATAACGAGCATAGATTTGTAGATGGAACGTATGTGTCTCCATTACAATCTACGCAAGTTCAGTATGGTCAAGGTGCTTCTCAACCAATTGTAACTTTCTATAGTTCTATAGCAGGAACAACAGGTTCAGGACCAATACCTACACCGGGTTCAAATATTACTTTAGCATTTAATAAATTTGGAGGAGATACTGCAGTATTTGATTTAGCTTCTAATAGATTTAGATGGTTAGTTACTACGCAAAACTACGCAAACACACAAGCTTCAGTTGGTGCTTTGTTAGCTGCATCTATTCCGATGGCAACTGCATCAGCAGGTGCTCCTAATTATTACACAGGTACGTTTACTATGCCACCTGTAAATGATGGGGATTATTTGTATATTATTTACGATTACAGAAAACCAACTTTAATAGATTTATGTTACGATGAACGAGATGTTACGGATGCTTGTTGTGATTGTGATTTAACAGGAGATTAATAAAGTGTCTTTGAAGACACAAAAAAATAAAATATGAGTGCTCAATATTATATAGATGGAACAACATTAGCTAATTCAACTGCAATATATTCAGATGCAGCATTGACTCAGTGTGCTCCACAAGGACATTATTCAGATGGTGTTAATACAAGATACCAAGTTTTGACTGCAACAGGTTGTTATTTACAAGCGTTACAACCTTGTCCATCCTGTGCTGAACCTTGTGGTGGTTCTATAAATGGTTCAGGTGGAGAAGGTATATATATTATAGACTTAGATGTAGGTGGAACTACTTCCGATGTAGGTGCAATTGTAGTGTTTATGAATCCGGCATCTGTTCCTGATGGTGTGTTAGTAGAATATAATGGAGTTACATATAACAAAGGTGTTAGAGCAACCGGAACTGCAGGTTCAACTGACTTAGGAGGAGGTACCTCAAACTCAGGAGGTTTAGCTCAAGGTTCTTCAGGTAACTATACTATGGTTGGTGTTAATCTTTCAGGTTGTGGATTAACTACTTTCCCTAAGACCTCTGATTTTGATGTGTATAATTACGTTGGTGGAAGTTTTGTTGCTTCAGGAACTACGGAAACTGCTACTATAACTAATGCAGATTTAGTTCTTCAACCACAAGGCACAGGGGGTGTTCCCGGAAACTTTGTAATAGTAGTGCCAAAACCATATGCTGCTCCAAATACTATTAGAATTAAAATAATTGGTCCTTGTGGTGGTACAGGATGGAGTGCAGGAGTTACTTGTCCTACTTTATTAACGCAATTTAGTTCTCAACTTACACCTTTAAGTGCATCTAATGAAGCTTGTTCTCGTCAAAGAAACGATAGCTTATATTGTGTAAGTACATCCACAAGAGCAGCTACACAAACTCCTCAAGTTAGAGACCAAGTTTTTGAAGATGCTTATGGATTAGTGTCTGTTACTGATGGATGGAGAAGTTATCAAGACCCAAACAATCCTGCAGATTTTTATAGATACGAAACTAATCAAGGAGTTGTAATAACTTTAGAGCTTTGCACATCTTAATTTTTAAAAAATAAAATATGTTTATATCTGATACTATACCGGCAAGTGAAACCACTAAAGGACAAAACTACACTTTAACATTTGATAGTGGTCAAGTGAAAGGGTGGACATCTTTTTATTCTTACTTTGCAGATTGGATGATTGGAATGAATAATTACTTTTATACTTTTAGTGGTGGTAATTTATACAGGCACAATACAAACTCTGTAAGGAATCAATATTATGGTGTTAACTATCCATCTACTCTAACTTCTGTTTTTAATGACCAACCATTAGAAAATAAACTATGGAAAACCATTAACTTAGAGGGAAGTGACAGTTGGAAATTAACTTTAGTTAGTGATATACAGACCACAGGTTTTATAGAAAAGGAATACTTTGAACCAAAAGAAGGTAGTTGGTTTGCTTTTATGAGAAATGCAGGTACAACACCGGCAGATTCAAAACAAGAATATCCACTACGTTCATTAAATGGTTTAGGTACTACATCTGCAGTTTCAACTGCAGCAGGTATTGTAACACTTGACTTCCCACTTGACTTACAAATAGGCAACATAATAAGTGTAGGAGATATAGTTTATTTTGGTGTTCCTTCAGGTACACCTCCTGTAATGATACCTAATTTAATGGGTCAAATAACTCAATTACAACTTGATGTTAGGTCAGGAATAAATAGAATTTTAGTTCAAGTACAGGGTTCAGCACCTGCAAATCAAAACACTTATATACTTTATTTAAAGAACGCAGTTGCAGAGTCTCACGGAATCTTAGGACACTATGGAGTTTTCCATATTGAAAATGATAACACAGAAAAAGTAGAATTGTTCGCAGTTGAGACTGAAGCTATGAAATCATTTCCTTAAATTTAGTATCTTTGTAGGAACCCTATGGTAGATAAAATATTAGACATTAGACCACTAAAGGAGTCAGATTATGATACTTATTTAGTTAAGTGGTGGAATGATTGGGGATGGGAAGCACCACAAAAAGACTTCTTACCTCAAGATGGTACAGGTGGAATGATGGTATTAGATGATGAAACTCCTATATGTGCAGGGTTTGTATACTTCACAAATTCAGGAGTAGCTTGGGTGGATTGGATAATATCTAATAAAGATTATAAAAAGAAACCTGAAAGGTCAAATGCAATAGGTTTATTAATAGAGACATTAACTAATCTATGTAAGACAAAGGGAGCAAAGTATTGTTATGCTTTGATAAAACATAAAGGGTTAGTTGAAACGTATAAAACATTAGGATATACAGAAGCAGATTCTTATACAAGTGAAATGATAAAAAAATTATAATATGGCAGCAGTAACGGCAGCAGTTGGAGGTTTAGTTATATCAGGTGTTAGTGCCGGTGTATCTTTCTCTCAAGCTAATAAACAAAAGAAAGCTCAACAGAGAGCAGAAGAAGAAGCTGATAAAGCAATGGAAGCAGCAAGGGGTAAGTTAGATGTTAACTTTGCTGAACAAATGTCTATTAAAAAAGAAGCTTACGATTTAGAAAGAGAAGCAATGTTAAGTGCAGGTGCTCAAGCAACTGAAGCAGGTATTGAAAGTGAAAGAGGTTCTGCTGCTACTGCCGGTAGAGTATATGCAGCACAACAACAAGGTCAAGCCGGAATTAGAGGTGCAATGGCAGATGAGATGACTAACATTGAAAATGCAATCATTGAAGAAGATTCAAGACTTAGAGACTTAGATGTGGCTTTAGACTTAGAAGAGGTTGCCGGTAATCAACAGGCAGCAGCAGATGCACAACGTGCAGCACAAGCAGCAAGACAACAAGGTGTCCAATCAACATTAGCATTTGCACAACAAGGTTTAGCTATGGCTCCACTTTATAGCAAGAACACTGCAGCTCAAAAGTCAGCAATGGGAGAAGCACAGGGTTCAACTGCAACTGCAGCAGATGTAAAGGCAGGTAGAGCAAAAAATATTGGAGATTCTATGAACCCATACTCAGGTAAGACAGTTCCAACTAAAAATTCTAATATATTTAACAAAAAACAACAACAGTATTTTGGAAAAGATATAGGTCAATTGGATTTTGATGCTATGAGCAATAGAGACTTTAGAGCATTTAATAGAGCAGTAGGAAAACAAGGTGGTTTTGATTTAAGAAGTAATCAACAGTATATTGATGCATACCAAAACCAAATGCAACAACCAACTTATAATTACTTCGGGTACAATCCTTAAAAAAAATAAATTATGGCAACTAAGTACGGATACGTTCAGAGAGACCCTCAAGACACTCAATTAAATTGGAATCAGATAGCTACTGACACAGTAGATATGCTGAATAATGAGGTAAAAGTTAGAGAAGAAAAAAAAGCTGCAATTGATAAAGCCACTCAGGATTATCAAACCATTCTTAATAATGTTCCTCAAGGAGAAAATACTCAACTAAACGAATTTGCCTTAAATGCTGCCGATAAATTGCAGAAACAAATGTTAATGCAAGAGACTTTACTTAAGTCAGGTCAATTGAATCCCAAACAATATACCATAATGAGACAGAATCTTTCTGATGGTACAGACCAAGCTTTTAGTTTGATACAAGATTATAATGATGAGTACGCAACTAAGATGTCAATGATGAGTTCTGATTTACCTGTTAATGAAAGACTGTCAAGAATGGATGCTTGGATGATGGAGCAGGTAGAAGGGTTTGCTAATTTCACTGAAACTGAATTAGTTGTTAATCCACAAACAGGTATTATGTCTATGGCAAAATTAATTGATGACCCTAATAATCCCGGTCAACTTATTCCTGACCCTGACCCAAATAACTTAGTAACTGTACAACAACTTCAAAATAGAATAAAAAGTAAGAAGACTCAGTATGATGTTATTGGTGGTGCTAAAAATTACATTGATGCTTTAGGAGAGCAAAAGGTTGTGATGGAAAGATTAGGTAATAAATATAAAGCAGGTATATTTAAAACCATAGAAGATATTAGAGCAAGAGAGGGTGGTTTTGAAGGTAAGAGTGATGCTGAGTTACAGGTATTAGCCACTGAGATGGGTGTTGATTTACAAGATTTAAAAGGTTATGACTTATTCCAACAGTCTCAGAACACATTTATAGAAGGAGAGTTAAACTCCAATCCTGATTTTGGTTGTAGTGTATTAGTGGACTTTGTTAATGAGACTCCTGATGGTAAAGAATACGATATGACATTTAACCCTAATGATGTATTTATTGGTGGAGACCCTGCTAATGGTAGAATACCGGGTACTGAAAATATTATATTAATGGAAAGCAAGGGTGGTAGACAAATACCAAACTTAAGTGATGAACAAAAAGCAGTTGCAAGAGAAGCTTATAAAGCACAAATAGATATAGGATTAAACTATAAAGAAAGTGTAAATGTTCAGCAGGTATATAAAGAGAAGAGACCAAAAACTGCAATAGAAGTTAAGCAAGGTAAGACAGAGAAGAAACAGGCAAATGTAATGACTAATATTGCCAAGCTTTACTATGGAGATAAAGCACAAATACAAGAAGCTGAAGCTGCAATTAGAGCAAGTAATCCAAATATAATTGGTCTTGATAGAAGTGGAGAAGATGTTATTATAGAATACAAGGATGGAAGAAGAGAAACCATTCCTTTCTCAATTGATGGTCAAACTCAAACTCAAGAACAATGGGTTAAAGGTAACGCTAACTTCTTCTTGAATGAAGACGACAAAATTGATGATATAAACAGTGTACTTAAAAAGGTAAGTGTTGACTTCTCAAAACCATTAAATACAACTGATAGTGTTGTCAACGTAGGAGAAGAGGAATCTACAGTATATCAGACTAAAGATGGAGAAACAAGGTCATTTAATGAAATGGTTGAATATGACATTCAACAACAAGTTAATAAAGTAGATACCGAACTGTCTGTTCCTTTAGATAATGAAAGTCAAGCAGCTAAAAATATAAATGAACAGTTAATAGGAACAGGATATCGAGCTGAAGTATCAGGTGCTTTTGATAATGTTTCATTTTATGACAAGAATAATAATTTTATGGTTGAAATTAATTTAGATGGTGGAGCTACCACAGGACCATATGAAGTTAGAAAATTAGTTAAGAAGATTAAAAAGGAAATGTTAAATAGTAAGTCTGCTGAAGATAAAGCTATGATGATAACAAAATATAAAAAAGATATTAAGACTAAAAAGAACCTAAGAGCTAATCAAGGTGGTGGTAATAATCAAGGTGGTGGAGGAGTTAATGGTGGTCAATATAACAATCCGTAATTAATTTGTAAATTAGTGTCTTCAAAGACACCAATAAATATATAGTATGAACGAACAGGCATTTGATGATTTATATAAAGAGTTTGTAAGAACAGGATACAGAAAGTCAAAAGAAGATTTCAAGATTCTTATGAGCACTAATCTTGATGCATTTACAGATGGCTTTAACCAATTCGTAAATACAGGATACAATGGAGATGAAGCAGCTTTTGCTGAGTTGATTGGTGTAGAAGTACCTGTAAAAAAAAAAGAAGAAACTCAAGACGCTTCTACGGATTTGTTATTGGCAGGTGGTTCTTTGGAGCCAGTCGAGTCGTCTGACTCCGACCCTTACATAGTTCCTGTAGAAGACCCTCAAACACAAAGTGATAGCACGTTCAACGAATATGCTGACTATCTTAATACCTATCAAGGAACTCCCGAATTTGACCAAAGTAAAGCTGACTCTTTAGGAAACGCATCTATGAGTCAACAGTTTCAAGAACTCTCTCAAGGATACCAAGAAAACTTTGAAAAAACCGGATTCTATGGACCACCTGTACAAGGAAGAGATACAAGAGAGGATGATTACGTTGCTCCTACAATAGGTATGTACCCTGATGAGCAAACACTCAATAGATATTATGACCAACAACTTGCTGACAGGATGTTCACGTTAGAACAAATAGCTAAAGAGGAACCTAAACTGCAAGAGCAACTTCATAATGAACAGTTAGTTATACAACAACAACAAGATATTGATGCTGCTATAAATGCACAAGTTATAGAAGAAGAGGGGTTCAAAAAAGCTTTAGCTACCATAGATAGTAGTTTAGTAGACCAAGAAGAGGAAGAGGTTGTTCCTTTTTTAACAACCCAATTTAAAGGTTATGGTTTTATATTTCAAGAAACAGGTGTAGGAGATTCAATGATAGTATCTGCACCTAATGGAAAGACTATTACTATTGATTTAGACCCCTTTACAACTGCAACAGAAGTAGCTGAGTCACAGAAGTTGAGAGACTTTATGCTTACTAATGCTACATTAAAACCAACTGCACCTATATCAGGAGAGGTTCAGAACTCTATGAGAGCAAAACAAATAAGACCAACCTATAGAATGAATTGGGATGGTTCGGTATCTACTCATAAGTTTGCTTCATATGAAGAGGATGGTAAGTTTAAGGTTATCCCAACTATATTCCCATCTTCTACGAATGCTGCAGATATGTCCACAAATCCTGATGATTGGATTGAACCTTTTAGATTTAGTGAAGCAATTGCAGAAGCAGAAAAAAGGGGAGAGGTATTTGAGTTTGATACTGCCGAAGAAGCTGAAGCTTTTGCTCAAGGTAGTTGGAAAGATATATCTACTCACGATGCTGAAGGGTTAGACTTTTATCAAAAGAGAGGATTAGACTACAATAGAGAAAAGAAAATATACGATGCCTATATGGAAGCTACAGATATAATGTACTTCTTAGACCCCGATAGAGATGGTATAGCATACGCACCATTTAGACAAGAAAATTTAACTGAAGAACAAAAAAAATTATTAGGAGATAGTGTAGGTAAATTTTACATAGATGGTAAATTAAGGAATGATACTCAAGATATGCTAAGAAATGCTGAAGGAGTTGCTGAAAATTATGTAGATGATTTTATGAACGAAGACTCTCAACTTGCAAGAGAAGAGTTTGATTTATACTTAAATAAAAGACATCAAGTAGAAGCAGTTAATGCTATTAAATTAAATAGAAGAGTAAAAGCCATAGAGGATGATGTAGTGCAAAGTTCATTAATGGAGTTTGGTGTACTACCTGAACAATTAATAGGTGCCACTTTTGAAGACCCTATTCAGAATCAAAGAGCAAAGAATATAGTTCAAGCATATGATGAAGCAAGTGTTTATAAAGACATAGCAGCAGACAAATATTATAAAGCCAATACTTATTATGATATGAAGCATAATAAGGCAGCAACAAAAGAGTACGCTGATAATTGGGAATCATTTACAACTGAATGGTCAGGTGGTTTAGCGAGAGGTAAAGCAGGTAATGTTATTTTAGCAGGAGCTTTGTTCCCTGAAATATTAGGTGGTTATGATTTAGATGATGAAGAGTCAACAGAAAAAATGGCAGCAAAACTTGTTCAGTATTTGTCTGATGAACCTGAAAAAGTGTCTCGTATAATGACAAGATATAGTATGGCGAGAACATCTGATGAAATAGCATATACTATATGGAGTGACCCTTTTGAATGGGCAACAAGTTTAGCAGCCGGAAGTATATCTCAAATGCTACCTTATGGTTGGAAGATTGTACTCGGTACAACTGCAACAGGTGCAGGTACAGGAGCAGCGATTGGTTCAGCCGGATTTGCCGGTGGTCCTACAGGTTTTGCTACAACGAGTGCCGGAGCAGTAACAGGAGCTACTTGGGGATTTAGAACAGGTATGGCAGCTACATCAATGGCTATGGAATATACCAATGAAATGATAAGTGCTATTGATAATTTCTGTAGAGAGAATGGAGGGAGTATTAATGACCCACATATGGTTGCTGAAGCATTACAACATCAATCAGTTTGGGATGAAGGTAGAAGAAGAGGTTTAGCGAGAGGTATACCAATTGCAACTGTAGATTTACTTACTGCAGGTTTAGCAGGTAAAATGTTAAAGGTAGGTACAATAGCAAATAAAGGTAAAAGAGTAGCTGCACTTGCAACAGAAAGAATTGTTGCTGACCCTTTCTCAGAAGGTGTTGGAGAATATCTTGCACAAGTAAATGTAGGGGATGACATAAATTGGAAAGAAATATATGCTGAGATGGGTGGTGCTATGGGTAACAATACTTCTAATATGGCTATTAACCTTGCAAAGGAAACTATATTTACTAACAACATAGAGAAAGCATCATTACTCACTGACCTAAACTACTTATCAACAGAAGCAACAAGTGACTCAAGGATATCTGAGTGGGGTAATAATATGGAAAGACTTGGACAAATTACTCCTCAACAAAATAAACGTATTCAAGATAATGTTGGTTTAAGAAAGACTGCTAATGAGTTACTTAAAACAGGTAGATTAGGAAGAAAGTTTCAGGGCAAAAACTCACAAGCAGTAACCACAAGAGTTATGCAATTGCTTGGAGCAAAGGCAGAGCTATCATCAACTACAAATAGAAAAGAATTATTTGGTAAAAAAATTGGAGAAATTAATGATGAGTTAAATGACATCATTACAACTAAGTCACTTAGACCAAAGAATGAGCAAACAATTTTAGCAGGTACAGGTGTATTAGGAGTGCAAGAACAAGCTGCACCAATGGATGTGAGAACTGCTTTACCGAGCTACAGTATTAAAAAGAATAAATTTAGCAAGACAAGAAAGGTATCTAAAGAGGAGTTCTTAAAATATGTAAAAAGTTTAGATGCCACAAGACTACTGAAGCTTAATGCATCAGTGGTAAATGATGAGGAGACATCTACCTTTGTTCAAGAAAAACTATTAGAAGCTAAATTAAAAAATAAGTTAAATGAAACTTCAGCAGGTAATGTTGAATCTACAGAGTCTGTATCTGTATCTGATGGTGTATCTACGGCAACAGAAACTGAAACTACTGAAGCTCCTGTTGAGCAAACACAATTACAAAGTGATGTTGCTGAAACAATAGAGGAAGATGGAGTGTCTTCAAAGACACTTGAAACTACCGAAGCAGTTGTTGATAATCAACAGGCAGCACAGACTATGGAAAATACAGAGGTATCAGACTTAGAAGCTACTCTACAAGAACAAGAGAGTGGTACTCAACCTAAAGTAGATTTCAGAATGAAAACTGTAGAAGAAACCGACCAAGAATTTGGACCTTCTGCAGAGGAGACTCAAGATATAACAAGACAAATAAACCAACAAGAGTCAGGGAATGTAGCTACAGAAATTAAGTCAGGAGTTACACAAAAGATAGATGTGGAAGAGTTAGGTAATAGAACTAAGAAACCTTTTAAAACTGTAAAGATGTCAGTGGTAAAAGGTATACCATCTGTATTTACTATCTCAGACCAACTCACAACAGGAGATGTTGTTAATCCAAACACAGGAAATACTATAAACGAATTGAAAGGTGGTTTAGGATTTACAAATACTGAAGGCAACGAACAAGCTGCTTGGGCAAACACAACTGAAAAAGAAGCTGCCGATTTATATGTAAAAGCTGAAAGAGTTTACAATCAAAACAAAAAATTGTTTGATGATTGGTGGACTGCTAATCCTGAGTATAATGGTTTAGTACCTATGAATGTAGTTAAGATGGGAGAGGGTTCTATTCTATCTAATGAAGCCACGTTTAGAGTGTTGTTAGATAACTTAAGTAAGATACCTGCAAAGAATAAAAAGAATGCATTAAAAGTTCTAAGACAAAGTTTAAATAAAGTAATAGCTGATAGACAAAAGTCACTTAAAGAAGGAGGTAAAGCTGAATCAACTATGAAGCAGTACACTAAGCAATTAAATAATGCAAAGGATGCCTTGACTTTATTAGAGGGTGCAAAAACAATTGAGGATGTTATAGCTATAGAAAAGATTAAAGAACTTACTTTACCTGCAAGAAGAGAACTGATAGAGTTAATAGGTTATAGTCAACCTAATAGACATAATGAAACTAAAGGAGTGTCTGCTCCAAACTCTGCAGTATCTAAAGCTTTGATTGATGGTATGGGTAAAGATGCAAGGAAGCTAATAAATCTCGGTGTAATTACAGATTTAATTACAGACAAACAAATGGCTAAAGTTCCCCAAAGAAGTATCGTAGCTATTCAAGGTATTGATGTTTTAAATGGTGGTGTAATTGAAACGAATCATCCTAACTACAAGTATGGAGTTAAGGGTAAAACTATTGGTATATTAGATGAGTCTATCGCAATACAAGATGCGTATGGAACTGCATTTAATAATGCGTTAGTTGGTTTAACAAAAGCAGAAGCGAATCCAAAAAAAGTTACAAAGAAACAAGCAGAAGCAAATCAAGAAACATTTGATAAAGCTCAAGAGAAAATAAAAAAGAAAGAAAAGTTAAATAAAAAAGAGACTGCTGCAGTTGAAGAAGGTAGATTAACAGAGGGTCAATTAAAGGCAGCAAGTCTTGGTACTATATTAACTGAAACCATTGGAGTACAGAATGGTTTACCGGGTCTTGAGTTTATCGGAGCAATTGCTGAAGGTAATGTAGATAACGTAAACAAGCTTGTAAACTTTATGAACACTGCTTTCCCAAGTGTTAACATATCAACAGACAGTCAAACTTTTAGTACAGTTATAGAGTCTGAGGGTGTAAAGAAATACCTAAAAGGAGATGAGGTTATATATGGTGTTACTGTAGATGGAGATGTATATATTAATCCTGATGTACATAACAGTCAGTCTTCTATTTACAATACTGCTATTCACGAGATGGGTCACGTTTGGACTGACTACTTACAGACCACTAAGCAAGGGAAGAAGATATATAAAAAAGGTGCAGAATTAGTGCAACAAACTGAAGAGTTTAAGAAGCAACTAAAAGCTTTCAATGGAGATGTAACTAAAGCCACTAATGAAGCTATGGCGATTTTGATTGGTAACAAAGGTCAAACCATTGCAGATGCATCAATCAAATCTAAGTTTCAAGAATGGTTGCTTGGGATGTGGAAATATATTAAGAGTCAATTCAAATTATCTAAAGACTTAACTGCAAAAGATATTCAGAATATGAACCTTGATACTTTCTTAGGTACTGCATTAGCAGATATATTTTCAGGAAAAGAAATAAAACTTACTGACCAACAATTAAAACAATTAAAGAATCCTGATGCAGCTTTCAGACAATCTATGTCTATTGACAGTATAATTCAAACAGGTAGAGCAAATGGCTTTAGTGATGCATCAATAAAAGTTGTACTACAGAACAGAGGATTTAAAGCTAAAGCTATAAAAGATGCAATGACTGTTCAGATTGATATGGTTACTCAAATGCCATCAGAGTTTTCAAACATTGAAGGTGGTGTAAATGTTGGTTTAAGATTATTTAATGAAGTTAGAAATGCAGTAAACGCTTTCTCTATAGAAGGACCAAGAGGAGGTAGAGGTAGAGCAGGAGTAAGAACAAAAACATTTGCAGAAGTTAGAGAAAAGGCAATTGAACTAATGAAACAGAATCCAATATGGCAGGTTCAAGATGAGCAAACCCAAATGGAATTAATAAATGCATTTGATAGAGCACTTGGTATTAGAAGTAATCCAAGAGTTAGACAACAGATAGCAGACATTAGAGCTAAGTTGAAACAAAGAAGAATAGGAGCTAAGAATCTTAAGGAAGCTCAAAGAAGAATGCGAATGAGAATAAGACAATTACTTCCTAAGTCTAAGAATTATTCTAATACTTCATTAAATAAATTACTTAAGATAGTTAATGACACAACAGTTAAAAACTTTGATGGTCAAATGGAAAGAGTTCTTGATGAGGTAGAAGCACAAAGAACTGTATTAAGAAATAAAGTTATACTTAAGATACAAGATTTAGTAGCTAAAAAAGCTAAGACTATTAAGACACAATCAGGTAAGAGAAGGTCTGCAGGTTTAGATGCAATAGGTCAAAGTTATTTTGCTGAAGTCAAAAAAGTTTTACAGGCAGCAATAAAACAAGATATGGATTCTATGTTGGAGTTACAAAACAGTATAGATGAGAACCTGTATAACGAGGGTGTACAAGCTATTGAAGAGGGTGGAAAGCCAACAAGAAAACAACAGGTAATGCTTGATAGACAGTTAGCTTTAGATACATTCGCAGATGTTCTTACAATGAACCTTGAAGAGGTTAATGCTTTATTTGAAGAAGTTAAAAAGACAAGAGGAGAATCCATTGCGAGATTAAATAATCGTAGACAACTTAGAAAGATGATGAGTCAATCTATTAAAGACTCTATTAATGAACAAATACGACAAGACTTTAAAGAACTTTATGATGCAAATGGTAATCCATTAAATGAAAACCAATTAGCAAAACGTAAAGATAGAATTAGGTTAGCTTTTAAAAACAACGGAGTCTTTGCTGCGTTAAGTGAATGGGGTAAACAATTTAAAAGTGAGGGTAGAAAATATAAAGTAAACAAACTTACTCAGTTTTTTTACAACAACCTTGCTCATCTTGGAACTATAACAAACATATTAGACAGAGGTAAGAAAGGAATGTTTACAAAGGTATTCTATGATAACTTAAATAATATGGATGAGAATACTTTAAATGGTATTAGAAGAGTTACACAAGAAATGAATGCCATCACTGAATCAGTTACAGGAAAGACTTGGTTAGAGTGGAAGTATTCATTAGGTAATGATATAATAGAACTAAGTGGTATAAAGAATAGTAAGACAGGAGCAGTGTACACTGAAGCTATGAATAAAGACCAAGCTATGAGAGTTATCGCTTTATCTTTAAATGATGTACAGAATGATAAATTAGTAGAGCAAGGGTTTACAAAAGAAAAAATAGACCAACTGAAAGATTTTGTAGGAGCAGAGAACGTAAGCATAATTGAACAGACTGTTGACTTTTTATCTAATAAATACTATGAACAAACTAATGCAGTATTCTCTCAGGTTAATGATGTTAACTTAGGTTTTGTAGAAAACTATTTCCCTACTCAAACATTATCTCAATCTAAGGTAACTGCATCTATGCTTGATGGAAATGAAATACAAAAAATATTTACTGCAGATTTCTCTCCTGCACTTAAAGAAAGAACAGACCAAAAGAGTGATGTTAAGTTAGGTTTATCTTTTACTGATGTGATGGAAGAACACACTAAACAAATGGAGAAGTATAAAGCTTATGCGTTAGGTGTTAAAGAAATTGATTCTGTATTAAAAGATGAAGGGGTTAAAAACCTTTTACAAGAAACAGGAACTGAAAGTATATTTAAGTCTGCATTGAACTATGCCATCAATCCTGACTCAGGTCCGGCAGTTAAAGAAACTATAATTGATGTACTACAAAGAAAGTTTACAGGTTTTGCATTAGCATTTAAGTTAATCCAAATACCTAAACAGATGACTTCATTTATACAAGCATACGATAGTTATGCCGGTGGTAAAACAAAAGTTCCCGGATTCAAGCTTATGAGTTTTATGTATGACTATGCGAAAGTATTAGCTATGGTTAGGTCAGAAATAAAAGAAGCAAGAGAAGTTTCAGCTACGTTTGATAATCGTATCAAGCAGGGGTTAGAGGGAGATATATATGGGTTAGAATCAGGTACAAGAACATTCAAGAAAGGTACTGCACAACAAGGAAAGACAGGTAAATTTAGAAGAGGTTTTAGAAAAGCCACAGGTTTAGCTACAGTGACAGGGGATATACTTGGTGTACTTGGATACAAAGCAGTGTACAATCAAGCCATTAGAAATGGTATGAGTAAAGCTGAAGCACTTAGATTGTTTAATGATTATAATGCAACTCAGCAAACTCGTAGAGCTACGGAAAAAAATCCACTACAACAAAGTAAAGATTGGAGTAAAAGGTTCTTCACTATGTTTGGTAGTACATTATTCTTACAACAGAATAAAGTGTATCAATCAATGAACAGTATGATTAATGATGTTAGTAGAGGTAAAGTTCCTTCAAGTAAGGATGCAAAAACTTTTGCTTTAAACTTTGCCGTAGCCAATGTATTATTTACAATGGCAAGTTACTCTGCATCTTTAATATCAGGTAATAGTGATGATAGAGACAGAGCAATGAAAGCAATAATGGATGCAGCAATGGGTAAGAATTTAATATTCCAAATCCCTTTAATTGGTGCAGGATTAGAGCAGTTAGAAAACACTATAACAGGTTCAAGAAAACCTATTAGTGAGGGTGTTAATCCTTTTAATTCTGTTATATATAAAGTTAAGAAAGCATACGATGGGTTAAGTTCAGAGAGTATAATCAAAACTGCTCAACCATTTTTAGAAATAATGATTGGTGCTCAAGTTGATTCTCCAATAGCTTTAATTAAATTATTAGGAGGAGATACTTCTGAAGAAAACATAATGCAAACAATTGGTATCTCTAAATCTTACAGACCGGGATATGGACAGAAGCAAGGTAAGAGTAAAACTACCACACCTAAACCTAAGAAAACAAGTAAGAAAGACCTTAAGATAATTGATGAAGACTTGTATAATGATTTGTATGGGAAAGATTCAGAAATATATAAGATTAAACAAGAACAAAGACAAATTAAAAAAGACATTCAAAAAGAATTAGATGACGCTTTAAATATGTAATGTATGAATGAGAGATTCCCTTGCACAGATGAGCACGTTCCAAAGGAAAGTATTGTCGAAAGGATAAATAAAAAGAATAGAGAGATGTGGGGTCCGATATGTAAGAAGTGTGATTTGTATGACCACTTCTGTAGATGTAAACCAACAGTGTCTTTGAAGACACAATAAATAAATAGTTATGCCATTTAAAAAAGTAGGTAAAAATAAAAACGTAAGTCCAAGTGGTAAAATGTTTACTGACAAGCAAGTTAAGATGTACTACGCTACAGGTGGGTTCAGTCCTGAAAAGATAAAGAAGTATCAACTTGACAAGAAAAAGAAAAAGAAGTCAAAGCTTACCAAGAGGAAGAAGAGAAAGTAAATCTATACCTTGACTAATGTTGAGGTAAGTTACTTCTTTACTAACCTTATCTTTATTCCATTGGGTTGTTTGAGGTAGGTCTCTGTGAGACCAATCGTATTGTTTACCTAATAAATAGAATGCCCACACTCCAAGTGGTGTAGAGTTCACATACACCGGCAGCATATCTAAAGCATTACTCCTTTCAATTATTGAGTCATACTTTTTCTTCTCCAACATTAAATCATTGTAATGTTTTCTTCTGCATTTTAATTCAAGATTAAGTTTATACTTTTTAGAATAGCAATCGAATCTTGCTGACTTTGCAGTTGGTATTAAATCATCTATGAAATGTTTCTTAAGGAAATGATACAGTTGTTTTTCAGAATGAAACTGCGTATACTTATAAGTCATCTTCTACAGAAAGTGAGATGTCCTTTAGTAATGTTTGAAGATTACTAACTGTACTTTGCAGGGTGTCAAAGTCTCTATCAACAAGGCACTCATAAATTTCATTTGTAGAGTTATGAATTTTATCCATCAAGTTATTGATGTGAATTAATCTTTCCTTGTCGTATGAGCTTTGTGTTTGCATCTCGGTTACTTCTTATCATCCATACATTGTAAGAACAAAGTTCCTAAGTCGGAGTTTATTGATTTGATTGCAAGATATATTTTTCTTGAAGCTACTCTGACTTCTTGCTTTTCTTTTTTAGAGGAGTCACAACCTAAGTGTGCATACATATTACAGTCCATATGCAGTAGCTCATCTTCTTTTCTTTTTACGCACCAAGCTTGGTTGGTTAGCACTTGCTCTATATCAGTAGTCGTATACACCATTGTAAAAAGTATTAAGTTTTTTTAGGATATCATCTTCACTGCCTACTCGTGTTCTTTCTTCTATTAATGAGAATATATTACGCAGTCTTTTGTTTTTAGTTTTCTCTTCAGCGAGTTCTGAAGTTAGAAATTGTTTAGCCGAATATAGTTTTTTATTTTGAGTCCTCAAAGAGAATAGTTCTTTTTTTAATTCCGTATCACTCATCTCGTAGATAGGGTCGTAGTCTTTTCTATACTCTCTTTTTATCTTTTCAAAGTTCTCTTTAAGTTGTTCATCTGATTGTATGTACCATTGAAACTGTTTGAAATAATGAAGTATAGTTGCGTGGTTTTTGCGTATTGACTTTGCTATTATGCTACAACCGAACCCTTGTTCCTTTAGTATGTTAGCATATATTATTCTTGCGTTAACGATGTCTTGTCTCCTACTTCTCTCATCTCTTACATTGATGCCTAACATTGCTTCAATTAAAACTCTAAGATGTTGAAACTCCTTCCTTTGTATTTGATTGTATTTGTTCATTTGTATAATATTTAATGTGTTGATTGTTGATTATGTAGTCAAGGTAATCATCTACATCAATTGTCTCTATGTCAACTAATATAGGTACCTCTTGTTCTTGGTTTAAAAATTCTATGGCAAAAAATACAGGGTCATTTCCCTCACATACTCCGGCTACTTTCTGACTCCATCCATTTATCTTTGGAAGTTCCGGGAGTATCTCAATTATCTGACCGATTATATCAGCAGCGATGGTCAATCTATAACCTTGCAGTTGAGAGAAGAACCAATCATCTATCTCATATAAACTATCCTCTATATACTTCTGTTTTAAATCCATATTCTTCTAATTCTTTTAAACGAAACTCCTGAAGTTTAGATACAGAACCTTTACCTGTTTTTACTTCTGAAAAAATTACATTTGAATTAGGTGCGATAGCTATTATATCAGGGATTCCATTCTTGTTAGTTAGCTTAGTTTTTATAACGTAATATCCTTCCTTTTCTAACTCTTTAATTCTTTGAGATTGTAGTTTTGATTCAGTCATATAATTACTAAGTTGTATTACAAAGATAATAAATCCTTTTTGAAGTGATTGATAGTGTAGTCTTTCTTCTTACTAACGGCTGAATAAATTTGTTTTTCTATTCCACCTTTAGAAAATACCCAATAGACATCTGACTCTAATCTTTCTTTAGTTGTCATCCTATCTCTACTCTGCCAATAAGAAGTTGCACTGAAGTCTATATTAAAGTATACTAATGCATCAGCTTCACGAAGTGATATACCCTCTCTTCCACTAACTATCTGCAACGCAATAGACTTGTCTGTGTCTTTGAAGACACTAAGTTCTGTACATAAATCATCTCCAAATACTTCCTGTAAAGTTTTTAGTTCTTGAGTAAACTTATAGAATATCCCTATCTTCTTACCTTTAAATCTTTCTTTAATAAACTTTGCTTTGGTATCATCCACAGTCATCTTAGCTCCTGATTCAAACTTAATAGTTCCTGAGAATAATTGATGTAACTTATTCATTAACTTAACAGGTGTGTCTCCAAGTATTAACTCTTCATTACCTTCTACGAGTCTATCTTTTTTAAGTTGCTTAGTTAGCTTGTAAGTTATTGGCTTCATATCCACCTCAAGTATATGCTCTCTTGTGTCTACTTTAAATCCGGCTTCACGTTGAGTGTATGATATAGTATATGGTTTCATTTTATCTATGATTGCAAAGCTACCATCGTTGTAATCATTTATCCTCAATCCGTTTATCATCTTTTGTTTTATATTGATAAACTTGTGAGCAAACTTATAGAATGTTTTATACTCAGAGAATGGATTGTTTTGTATTCCATATACCTGATGATACATTTGACTATACGATTCAGGTGTCGGTGTTCCTGACAATAATACTACATATGGATTGTGAGCTATTGCTTTCTGTACAAGCTTTGCTCTTCTACTTGGTTTAGGGAAAGCTCCCATTCCGTGAGCTTCATCCAATACAAAGAAGTCATACTGTCTTGTATTCTCTACCTTATGAAGTGACTCGTAGTTTATAACAGTTAACTTGAAGTCAGGATTCAATGCAGTATAATCATCTACTATACTGCTGATAGCTTTCTTTTTAGTTACGAATAAAACATTCTTAGCATTAAGTAAGCTACCTATTCCCATACTTGTTAATGTCTTTCCTGTTCTAACCTCCATCGTTAGGTAAAGGAAGTGATGGATTAATAATATTTCACTACCTTTTCTGATTATCTCTTTCTGATAATCTCTGAATTTAATTTTAGTTGGTGTCATCATTTTAGTTTTATAATATTCTAAACTCGCAATTGCTTTGCGTTCTGTTAGTTCATCGGTTGACCATTTCCTTTCTTCTACATACTTAGCATTCTTACCTCTACCTACTTTTACCATTTCGGTAGCAAAAATAATATCGTGTAATCTCTTACACTGCTCATACATTTGTTGGTCAGAATAACCTGCGATGCGTGGTCTTATTAGTTCATCTTCTCCTGAAGATAGTTTCTCAGTCTTATGCATTTTTCAAAGTCTTCTATTGAATTAAAGTAAAATAATAATGTGTCTACAAGTTGAAGTTCTACTACTCGTTTGGCAGGATTATGTGCAAAGAAATTATCTTCTTCTTGAAATATCTCTTGCCAATCTTCTCCAAGAACAATAACTCGGTATGAATTTGTACACGCTATGTGTAATAACTCTTCTTCACTGTAATTGTCTTGCTTGTTCATATACTTAGTTCACTTTGTGTTGGTTGTTTAACTTTAGGAGAATGCATAATGAACCATCTACCACTTGAGTCTCTTCCCTCTTCAGGTTTAGTTCCTGTTATGAATTGTCCGTATGCAAGTAACCATCTATAGAATCTTGTTCTACTTATTGTCATCTTAGCTTTCGGTCCATAGTCAGGATACTCAGATATAAACTCAAAGTATAAGTCTTGCATTATCAATCTTGAATCTTTCTCAAGCTTATCATTTTTATTATGTCCTTCAATTAGTCCACACCATTCAATGAAGTCGTGACAAGTCTGAGCAGATAGTTGTCTAATCTTAAGGTTAACAAACTTACTCTTAACTAATCCTGTTTCTAAGAAGTCTTGTAAGCAGTACACCATATAGTTATCGAACAAGCACCACTCTTCCTCATCCCAATCAGCAAAGAAATGTTTACCAAACTCATCCAATGGAGTAAAGTTTTTATTGTAATGCTGATGTAACTCTATCTCCCACTTTCTACGTTCAAAAGAATTTCCTGTTCCCTTGATTGCATAGTTAGTTGTGATTGCAATTTTTGGAGACTTACTGAATGGTATCTTGATTGCATCCTTATTCTTTTTCTCTAATGTCAAACCCTCAGTTACTACACTAAACAACCTTTCAAAGTCAAAATGTTTTTTAACATCATCAAAGCACAGTAGCTGAGTATCTGCAGATACTAATTGATATGGGAATGATTTCTCAAATGCAAACGCTTTACCATCTATTACTACAAGTTTCTTCATTTGTGATAGAGCATTCATAAATAAACCTTTACCTGTACCACCTTCAGGATTGTCTGAAATGACCTCATCATTTAAGATGATTGCCGGGCAGTAACTTAGGTTCTTGTATCCGTGCATCATATATCCAATCGTAGACTCCATTGTCTTAACCCTGTCCTGTTCGTTACCACAAATGTTTGCTATAAATACTGAGTAGTCACATCTTCTCTCATCACATATTTTAAACTTACGATTTATTATATGGTCTTTCCAAACGTAACCACCTAAGTCAAGGTAGTCAATAGGTTCAATCATATTCTTAGTTATCTTGACTGCACAATTCTGATAGTACAAGTAAGCTGAATCTTTTGTGTCTTCAATAAAGTAGATATCAATTGTATTTAATAATGTAAGAAACTCTTCTCTAAAGAATCTAACTTGGTCTGCAAAGTAATTGTATACTGACAAGTCATCTAAGTCTCCTAAGTAATTAAGTATAAAATCTTTTATTTCTTTTGTCGAAGTATGGTCTATTAAGTTATTAGTTACTTTAACAAACACAAAGTTCTTACCACCTTCAGGACAATACTTGTAGAATCCATTGTCTTCTAAAAACTTTTTGAATGAGAAGTGAACAATAGTTACTTTACCTTTCTCTGATTTCTCCCAAAAGGTTTTCTTTGATTGTTCCTTTTCTATTCTTTGGACAACCATCTCAATCTCCTCAGAGTCTAAACCTGTGTCCGAAAGTTGACTCCTAATTTCTTTTTTTGATACACCTCTCCTTAACTTATCCTTGACCTGTGTCAACTTCTCTTCATCTTCATAATACTTAGTTCCGAAGTTCGCAGTATTAACGTAAGCACTTTCAATAGTCCTGTTGATTTCTGATATTGGAAAGTCTTTAGTTGCGTAGTTGTTTAGTATATATCCTGCGAGTGATTTAGCTACACCATAATCATTGAATGCCATTGCAAGTACATATACATTTTGATTTCGTTGTCCTTCAACCATTGGAAATTTTTTCTCCCACCACTTAACAAGTATCTCAACTATCTTATTCTCATCTGAGATTGGAATTGTTGGAGGGTCTCTATGAACATCAACCTCTTTGTACTCTTGTTCAGTAATGGTATCCCAAACTACTGATGTATTATTAATATGAATCAATGGGTCGTAAGACTCATAACAAACTCTTGATACATTCTTACATACCTTATCGAAGTATGGAGAATCAAAATACTTTCCTAATGAATGAAAGTAACTCGTGTGATTGTCTGCTCCCTCACTTGGTATCTTAACAAGAACCTTTAACCCATTACCACTTGGAGATATAAAGCAAGAGTAAACGTAGTTGTCTTTTGTTAACTTCTCTTTATGCTCAAGTAAAAGTTTTTTCTTTTCGTATCCATCAAAGTCCAAACAGATAAGTCCTGAATGTTCTATTAAAGAAGCATCGCTTCTCTTATTGAATACACCACTAAAACAAATTGCCGGGAGTCTTTTCTTTAACTCGTTTCTTTCTGTCTTGTCTTTAGTTTGTCTGATGCTCTTCACTAAATTTTTAGTAGCACCATCTTTAATTCTTTGGAGCACCAAGTCTACATCCCTGTGGAATGGAGTGTCTGTGTCCTTAATATTTTTGAAGATTGTTACCTTAGATGTCATATGTATGTTGTTTTTATGTTGATTTTTTTTAGCTAACTCACTGATAATCAGTGGGTGTGTTGATTATGTTGATTTTTTTCTCTTATTCAGAGGAGAAAAAGAAAATATAAAGATAATAATAAAAGAGAGTATTGATACTAAAAGTTTGTAATAATTAACATTCTTTTTTGAAAAAGAAAGGGAACACTTGGTTCCCTCTCTGTTATCAATGGTGTCTTTAAAGACACTATTAGAATGGTAAGTCATCATCATCATCTGATTCAACTAATACCTCTGCTTTCTTAGTTACCTTAGTATTCGCAGTTGTATTATTATTAGTGTTGGTCTTAGGAGATTCCCAAGTATCTAACTCACAGTAATAGTTACCACCTCTCGCTTGTTTGATGTCAAGATTAACCCAACCATTTTTAGCGTGAGCTTTTAACCAAGCTACTGCTTCATCTACTTTAATAGATTGTCTACCTACAACGAACTCAGGTGCGTTGTCTCTTCTCTTAAATGAGAACCCTTCTGCAAAGATTTTTTCTTCTGCCATTTTTATTTGTTTTAAATTTGCTCCATTGAAATGTATATGTACGGAGCCAAGCCATAGGAACTTAAATCTTGACTCCGTATATCTTTAATTAAAATAATAAATCCTGAATGTAAAATTCATTGATGTCTTCAGTAGCATTCTCACTAAAGAACTTCTCATAGACAGTGATAGCTTTCATAACTTTCTGCTCTCCTCTTTCTAAGAACTCTTGTGATGGTTTAAATATACCAAGTTGCTTTGTTGTTTTATCTACAACATAGAACTCCAATGGCTTACCAAATAACTCTTGATATATAAAGCACTGACTATCGTAGTTATATTTTCTTGCTGACCATTTGAAGTCTGAGATTGAACTCGTAGTCTTAAGGTCAATAAGTTTATCTTCACATACAATATCTGCTTTACCTTTCCAATCAAGTCCGTGTATGTTCTTAATAGATGGTACCTCATACTCATTGCCATCTTGTCTGATACCCTCAAAGAAAGGTAGGTTCTGCATCATTGCATCAACGCAGTCTCTTATCTCTTGACCTTCCTTCTCCAACATAATGATTCCATTAGTTGCCTGTTCTTTGTAAGCTTTAGTATTTCTTGAACTCACATCTATAAAAGGAACTTGTTCTGCCTTCTCAGGTTCAAGGATTAACTGATGGAAGTATCTTCCTTTATGGAAGTTTACATTATCATCCTGTGGTTTCCTGAACTCAGTTGGATTAGTTAGTAATGTACCTATGTCTGAATTAGATAGGTATTGCTTTCCAAATGCTCCGTAGTATTCAGAGTCATCTCTTAGTTTTTCGATTGTTGTGTTTAATGTTTCCATTTGATTTGAATTTATATTGTTTAAGTATTCGGCTTGGGTTATCTCTCCCAAGATAACCTTTTGCCAACCTTGTAACTCCATTACTTAATTATGTTTTTGATTTCGTTCTTGATTGTCGCTGATAAAGAATACTTTGTTCCAATCTTGTCGCAAAGTTTCTTGTATCCAAGTGACTTGTTAGCTTCACAGAACTTCTTCATTGCATCCCACTTCTCGCTTTTGATTTCAAGAACAGGTTTCTCATCTGTAACTTCTTTAGTAGTTGGTGTCTTTGAAGACACAACAGGTTCATCAACCACAGGTAAGTCTTCTCCTGCGTAGATATAAATACCTAACCCAAACATCGCAAGGTTCTTAACCAAACATCTCATCATTGTTTTGTTGATGTCGAATGATGTCGCTGATTCAACCTCTTTCTCTCCATACCTTGTCGGGTAAGTGTACTTGTGTTTCTTCATTGACTTGTTCTTCCCATCCATTACAGGTAGCCACATAGATAATGTCTCGTTGTCAATAGTAACTGATGTATGACACATAAAACCTGTAGCTTCATCGTACTCAGTTTCTCCAATCTCATAGGTAGCTGAAGGACAATTCTTTTTTACTTCACTCCAAGCATATGCCCAAGATAAGTAAGTCAATCCGTTCTTCTTCTCAACGTACTTGTTAACATTAATGGCAGATAATTTCTCAAAGGTAGTCTGCACTTTCTTCCTTGTTGTCGTTGGCTTTTTAGCCGTAGCTTTTACTTCACTCATTTGATTTGATTTAATTTATAATTTAATTCACTGTATTTCAAGAGCACTTGCTCTCGTTTTGTTTTTAATATCCCCAATTGCTTTTGACTATTTCTACCTGTCAATTCCTTTTGGATTTTCCTTTCGATTAAGTCAAGCTTTGTACGATAGTTAGACAAAGATAAGACATAAACTCCATATCTCCAACCTTTTTTTAAGAAAGTTTCATAATCTTTTTCAGTTATGTTAGAGTAGTAATTACCTCCTATCATTGTGTTTAATATCTGCACTTGCTTTGTCATATTATCTCTAACGATTTTGATTCCGTATATCATTCTTGATTCGTAACCTCTACCATCTAAAGATATAGCAACGTGGTCATCTTCTGCTTGTTGATATACTTCTTCAAGACTGTACATTCATTATAGATTCTATGGTTTCAACATAGTCTGCATCCTGATTGTCAAGTCTCTTCTTAACCTGTGCTATTCCGTGATGAATAGAAGAGTGAGGGATATCGTATCCTCTCTCTGCCATATACTCCTGAATGTAAACCAGTCTCATTGGTCTAACTGAACACAAGTAATAAAGAAGATGTCTTGCATCAACGCAGTCTCTTCTTTTTGTTTTTGTGAATAGCATTTCATCTTCAATGCCATACAACTTACAGACCTCATCTGCATACTTTTTAAATATCTTCGCCTTCATTTTGATTTGATTTAGTAACCCTTTTAACTCCGTAGATTTCTCCCCAAGCTTCAAAGATTTCGTTTAACATTTGTCTCTGTTGTTCGTGGTACTCTTGTTGTTGTACCTCTTGTTCTCTTATCTCAGTGAACACTTCTTTTGTCTTTCCCATTACGCTAATTTTTGAAATTCTAATTCAGGTACTTCAATAACATCTCCTACAATAACTTGGTCAGCAATTTCTGATGCCATTTGATTGACAGGTAAACTTATTATAAGTCCTTCCTCATTTACAATTAAAACTATTTTCTTTTCAGTGTATACAAACTCAATGTATCCACCTACTAATTCTTGCATCTCTTTCAACGTATTGATGCTGACGTTTGGAAGTATCTCTCCACTTGCTTTTAATAGTCTTGCCATTTTAATTTGATTTAGTTAGTGTCTTTGAAGACACTTGATTGTACATATATTCTTCTACTATCTCCAACTCCTTAGACCTCTTACCTCTGCCCACACCTGTCGGTCTGTACAAAAAGTATTTGTTCTTAAGCATCTCGATGTAATGTCCACCTCGATACATAATAATCTCCGTTGTTAGTTCGTGAAGTTTGTCTTGGTCGGGTGCCATATCTTTCTTAGATATCAACCCTGTGTTTGTGAATGATTTGAAATCTCTCATTTGATTTAATTTAATTGATTGTTAATAATTTATACTAAAGTACGAAATAATTTAGACACTACCAAATTTAATGTCATTATATTTTACAAAAAAATAGCCGTTGATTTTTATTTTCTCTGCCTTGTGCCACCACTTCTGTTTCTGTTCAGGTTCCAAGAACCCAACCTCCATACACACCTTGAGTCCAAGCTTTATTGCTTCATCTACCTCCTCTTCAGACTCTAATAGTTCTTCACTATCATCATCAAAGACTGCATACAATTCGTGACCAAGCCACTTCCATTTTTCTCCGTTGATTAATTTATCTGTAAGGTCTAACCATACAAACTTATCTTCTTTTGTTACATATATTCCCATTGCTATTTGATTTTAATAAATTTTCTAATTACCTTGTTACGCTTCATTCTGAAATACCTCTTCACTACCTGTGATATTTGGTCTTCTTGTTCCTGTGAAAGTTGTATGTGTTTTAAACTATCCATTGGTCTTAAGTATTTTACAAACATTACAAGTAGTCATTCCAACTATCTGTTTTTTGCCTGTTGGTTTTATATATCCTGATTCAATTAATGCATTCTCTATGCCTTCATTTTCTGAGTAGTCTTTTATAACTACCTCATCATCTCTCATTGGTTCTACATTAATTGTTGCAGTACACCACTGCTCTCCATCTGTAGTTATCAAAGTGATTGCAGTATTTCCATTTAAGTATTTGTCAAACATCGGAGCTAACTTTTCTCCATTGTGTGTTACATCAAAGTTGATTGTCGTTTTCATATTTTAAATTTAATTTGCCGTACATCATTTCATCTTGGTAGTATGATTCGTTTTTATATCCAAGAAAAACAGGTACGTTGTGAAACATTAGTTTTTGTTCTTTACATTTTATAAACTGTTTAGTCAGTCCAAACCTCTCGCATATAGTTCTCATTGGAACATCTCTCTTAAGCATTAGTGCTATCATTATCCTGTCCTTGTGCGTAAGTATATGCTTGTATTTATATTCGCAGTTCATTTCTTATTTCTTCCTACCCATCTTACATACATCTTAGATGCTATTGCTCTACGTTGTGGTTCAAACGGATACCTTGTTAATAATCTCGCCATTGCGATTCTCATAAATTGTTCTTGCTGATTCTCCATTAGTCTATTTTTTTTTCGTGGTCATTACTTGAACATACCTCATCAATTATCTCAAAGATTGTGGATGTTGTGTAATCTAATTGCATTGCTCTATTAAGCATCTCATATGCTTGTTCATCAGTGATGTCGTAGTTCTGTTTTACATCATCAATATGCCAAAGGTTATCTGTGTAGTAGCCATACATCTTAAGTATCTTTTTTGCATCGTTAAGTCTGTCGTTCTCTGTTCTGTAGTGTGCGAATATTTCGTTATCTATTGCCATTGTATTTAAGTTTGTGGGATTGTGTCTTCAAAGACACAACCCCTGATTTATATTTATTTTAATAATGATTCTTTAATATTTCTGTCTCAGTAAACCAACCACCACAAGCAGAGCAGTAGTAGTTAGCAAACCCATCGTGTTCTACATCATTGTAACATTCAATGCAGTAAGGTGTAGTCTCTGTAGGAAAGTCATTGTCATCCCAACCTATCTCATAGGTGTTATGCGTTTCATTCTCATTAACTACTTCAACCTCTCTCTCATCAAAGTCAAATAAAGATGCAAAGTTATTCTGCTCATAAGACTTATGCAAGATGGTGTCTGATGTTAGTTGCTTTGGATTGAAATATATCCAAGCTTTGACAAGCTTACCATTTACTTTTACAGGGACTTGCTTTCGTTGGTACCAATTCGGGTGTGATTCTAATTGGTCTATCCTGTCAAGTTGTTGGTCATTCACTTTGAATACATCCACCACCACATTGTGACCTGTACCTTTCTTGTCTACCATATAAGGTAAACCCTGTACGATTAAAGGATACTTCTCTTGTGTGTTACCTCTGCCTAAGTAAGTTGCTTTGGTTAAGTAGTTGAAGTAATTGTTAAACCCTTTCTTTAAGGTGCCATATACTGCAATGATATTGTCTTGCAGTACGTTAGCTTTTGAATACCAAATACCATCTCTATATGTATACAGATTCCTGTTGTATATCTGAAATGATTTAGTCTTTAGATTGATAGTCACAAAACGTGAGTCGTGTTTCTCTAATTCTTTCTTCCACTGACTACGCTTCACATCTCCAAGTGAGATTGCTAACTCTTTACTATCGCACATCTCGTGACAACCCATACCTTTGATTGTTCCGTTCATCATTAGTAACTCATCTTTGTTAGAGCCACATACAAATGGATGCGTATTGGACAACCCAACCTTACCTACTGTCGCATATCGAAAGTGAGCAATGAATGGTCTGTCTGTTAATAATAGTTTGTACTCTTCTGATTTGTGATACGTTACCTCAAATGTATCAAGCCATACTATACCTAATCCGTGAGGATTAATTCTTGCTGATGACTTCGCCACATCTTTTGGCATCCTGTTGTTCTTTTGTTTTATTATGATTACACACATAATTGATTTGTTTTTTGTGTCTTCAAAGACACTGATTAATAATAGTTGTTGTATTGTTAGACAAATATAAGACATAATTTAGACATATCCAAATCCTGTCTAATTTTTTTTTACAGGTGTCCTCCCTGATTTTTTTCTTTCCACTCCCATCTGTATTCTGATTCAGCATCTCGCATATCAAAGTTGGTTTTGTAATGTTTGTTTGCATCTGCATCGCATCCCATTCCAAATTCATAATCTGCCTGTGCCATCTTCTCATCAATCTGTTCTGCCCAAAGATGTTCGTTCTCTAATAGGTAGTCATCCATCCCTGTGAATTTACCATTGTCAAGT